CAAGTAAGCGGTTCAGAATACACAAAGAATATTGCGCTTGATTTCTGCCGCAAACAAAAATTAAAAGAAGCGATGATTAAATCGGTTCCCTTACTAGAGAAGTCTTCTTTTGATGAAATTGCGAAAGTTATCAATGACGCGATTAAAATGGGGGATCCTTCAGATTTCGGTTACGATTATCTAAAGGACTTTGAAAAAAGATTCGAGATTAAGGCTCGGAACCCCATAACCACAGGTTGGCAGGATATTGATGATCTATGTCGAGGTGGTCTTGGTAAAGGGGAGCTTGGAGTTGTTATCGCACCAACAGGTGCAGGCAAGTCAATGGTTTTGGTCCATCTCGGAGCACAAGCCATCAAGTTGGGCAAGACTGTGGTACACTATACTTTGGAGCTTGCGGATACGGTAACAGCGAGCCGTTACGACTCCTGCATCACTAAAATACCGCTAAGTCATCTGCACTCTTTCAAAGAAGAAATCTATGAACAAGTGCAAGACATGGAGGGTACCCTAATTGTTAAGGAGTATCCCACCAAATCAGCCTCTACCCGGTCTCTAAGGACACATCTGGAGAAGCTAAGAATGCGAGATATATTACCGGATATGGTTATCATTGACTACGGTGATTTATTGCGGCCAATTTCTGGGAAAAATGAGAAAAGACATGAGTTGGAATCTATTTATGAAGAGATGCGAGGACTTGCACAAGAATTCAATTGTGCTGTCTGGACAGCATCGCAAACTAATAGGTCGGGCCTTAATGCAGAAGTTATTACCATGGAATCAATTTCGGAAGCTTTCAACAAATGCTTTGTGGCCGACTTTATCTTCTCACTTTCTAGGACGGTAGAAGACAAACAATCCAACACAGGAAGGTTTTTTGTGGCAAAGAACAGAAATGGCCCTGACGGCCTCGTATTCCCGGTGCAAATGACAACCGCAAATGTTCAAATCGAAGTTTTGCAGTCAACAGGGGAAGAGCAGAGAGCACTAACAGCGAGAGACCAGAGTGAAGTCCTAAAAGAGAAGTATAAGAAGTTCAGAGATAGCAAAAAGAAAAAAACAGAAGGAGAGCAGTAATGGAATTATCATCAGAGATCTTGTCAGATATTACAGTGCATATGAAGTATGCTAGATACTTGGAGAATAAGTATCGCAGGGAAACTTTCGAGGAGTTAGTGGATCGCAACAAGGCGATGCATATTAAGAAGTTTCCAAAGTTAAAGGAAGAAATAGAACAGGCTTATAAGTTTGTTTATGATAAGAAGGTGCTCCCTTCGATGAGATCAATGCAATTTGGTGGCAAACCCATTGAAGTCGCCCCAAACCGAGTGTTCAACTGCGCTTATATGCCCATCGACGACATCCGCGCCTTTGGGGAAACCATGTTTCTTCTCTTGGGCGGTACCGGAGTCGGATACTCGGTCCAGACCCATCACGTTGAGCAGCTACCAGAGATTTTAAAGCCTAGCGGCAAACGAACCTACCGCTACCTCGTCTCTGACTCTATTGAAGGTTGGGCAGACGCCGTAAAGGCATTAGTAACGTCCTATTTCCGCGGCACATCAAAACTACGCTTTGACTTCTCTGATATCCGACCAAAAGGCGCCCGCTTGGTGACTTCGGGCGGCAAAGCCCCGGGCCCACAACCACTAAAAGAGTGTTTGGTCAAATTAGAGGGTCTTCTGGACACAAAGGAAAATGGCGACAAATTGAGCCCAATCGAGGTTCACGACATGGTTTGTCACATCGCCGACGCAGTGCTTGCAGGCGGTATTCGCCGAGCAGCCCTTATTTCCCTCTTTTCGGCCGACGATGGTGAGATGATTTCAGCAAAAGCAGGGAATTGGTGGGAAGCAAATCCCCAGAGAGGTCGAGCAAACAATTCTGTCGTTCTTATGCGACACAAGATAACAAGAGACTTTTTTATGGATCTCTGGGAACGCGTAAAGGCAAGCGGAGCAGGAGAACCCGGTTTCTACTTTACCTTTGACAAAGATTGGGGTACGAACCCATGCTGTGAAATTGCACTCCGGCCCTACCAATTCTGCAACTTGACCGAGGTTAATGTTTCAAATGTGGACTCTCAGGAGGAATATGAGGCGCGAGTGAGAGCAGCAGCGTTTATCGGTACACTTCAAGCTTCATATACAGACTTCCACTATCTGCGACCAGTGTGGCAGCGCAATACAGAGAAAGATTCTCTTATCGGGGTCTCGATGACCGGCATTGCTTCTGGAAATGTTTTGAAGCTCGATATGAAGTCCGCGGCAAAAGTGGTTAAAGAAGAAAACAAGCGCGTTGCCGAACTCATTGGAATTAGCCCCGCAGCCCGTACAACCTGTGTTAAGCCTGCTGGAACCACGTCTTTGACACTTGGAACCTCGTCGGGCATTCACGCTTGGCACAATGACTATTATATTAGGCGCGTTCGGGTGGGCAAGAACGAAGCGATTTACCAGTATCTCGCACAGCACCATCCAGAGTTGGTCGAGGATGAATATTTCCGTCCTCACGACACAGCAGTCATCTCGGCACCCCAGCGAGCACCAGAGGGATCAATTACCCGCTCTGAGAGCGCCCTCAAGATGCTCCGGAGAGTCAAGAAGGTCAGCGCTCAATGGGTCCGCCCCGGACACTGGAAGGGCCAAAATACGCATAATGTAAGCGCAACCATCACTATCAAGGAAAATGAATGGGAAGAGGTTGGCGAATGGATGTGGGAGAACAGAGCAACCTATAACGGACTCTCAGTGTTACCACATTCGGAACACAATTACAAACAAGCGCCGTTTGAGGATTGTGACGAAGAAACCTACAACGAGATGATGAAATCCTTACTTTCTGTGGACCTCACCAACATCGTTGAGATGCAAGACGACACAGATCTGCAAGGAGAGTTAGCTTGTGCAGGTGGAGCATGTGAAATCAAATAAATATTTGACTTTTACATCAAGATAAGTTATATTAAGAAATAAAAATAATGGAGTTAGAAATGGTTTTAGACCCTAAAAATAGTTGGATTCAAGTCGAGCTTTCGTTCGACAAGAAAGAAGAAGAGATTGAGAAGAGCATCATCGCGCTTCCGGAAGATTATAAGCCTGCTGAAAAGCCCTACAAAGCTGTTTCGGTGAAGGTGGATGCCGAAGAAGAATATCGATATGGGGATGTGATTGTGGTTCCGACCCATGTTGTGCGAGAAGTGGAGATTCGAGATAATACATTTTATCTAATTGAGCGAAACCATATTATGGCCGTTGTGAGTAAATAATGACCGACCCGAAATCATACAGGACCGAAAGAGAGTGGCTCACCGCCACAGTACCATCGTCTAAACTCTATCCACCATCTCGTGTCCATCACCCGGACCACTATGGTGGAGAGGAGAACCCCTACGAAGCCATCAAGATTATTGAGGCTTGGGATCTTAACTTTCACTTAGGAAATGTCATTAAATACATTTCAAGAGCAGGAAAGAAAAACAAAGACACAATTGAAGATTTAAAAAAGGCACGATGGTACATCGACCGACAAATTCAAAATCTGGAGTAAAAATGAAAAGTATTGATATTTACGGAGATGGAATTGGAAGAGTCGATTATATTGAACATATGGGGAATGATCTCACTATCGTTAATTCTGCTCGTGTTAGTTTTGGAACACAAAAGGAGGAATTAGATGGGAGAGACAAGAAGCTCATCGATTATTTGGCGAAGCATAGACATACTAGTACATTTGAGCACAATGTTATTACATTTCGCTTTACTGTGCCTCTTTATGTTCGCTCTCAGCACCACCGTCATCGCACTTGGTCGTATAATGAGATTTCTCGTCGATACACTGATATAAATATCCAGTTCTATGAACCAGAGGCTTTCAGAACACAGCACAAAAGTAATAGACAAGCAAGCAATCCAGAAGATCTAATCAATCCGGTCGTGTTCGCATATGAAGACGGTGGAAAGATCCATGCAGCATCTTTGTTGAAAAGACATCATGAACACTCCATGAAGCTTTACGAAGATCTTTTATCGTCAGGGGTCTGCCGAGAACAAGCAAGAGGCGCCCTGCCACAAAACATGTACACCGAGTATTACGGCACAGTCAATCTGAACAATCTTCTGAAGTTCATTGACCTCCGCACACACGAAGGGGCACAGTGGGAGATTCAGAAGGTTGCAGAGGCTTGTTTGGACATTGCAGAGGATTTATGGCCAATTGCGGTTGGTGCTTACAGGAAATCAAAGAATGAAAAAGACACTATTTCTTAAAACAGAGCTTGGACAAATCGTCGTCCCGAAGCTGGAGAACACCAATTGGCCCGGACTGTGGGCTTTCGACTCGTGGCTCAAAAAGTATTTTAAGACGCACATAGAAAAGGCACCTAAAGAAAACTGGGCACGCCTGAGCAAGAGATGCAAGGTCCAGACATTAATAGAAGAGAACGGTACTTATAGGGTGGAGGAATAATGAAACAATCAGTAAAGAATAAGCTATTAGCTGCTACAGCAGAGGATGTCGTCAGGAAGGTCATTTTAATTTGTGGGATCATTTGTACTTTTTTAGCAGGAACCTTTGTGGGCTATAGTTTCGCCGATGAGGAGTGTGAGCCATGTCAAGTCGGTTTCGCGTCGTTAGAAGACATGATGTTCCTTGTCAGCGAGTTAAGAGAATGTGAGGGTTTTTCAAAATATGACTTATAGGCCACTACCCGACTTCCTTGAAATTAGGAAATCTGAAGTAGATGGTCTTGGGCTGTTCGCGAAAAAGCGTATTCCATCTGGCA